GGCCTCACCAGTTGTTCACAAATGCAGGCGCGTTGCCTGTTCCTGATCTTAGCGGTGCCTTGCGCCGTGGCTCGTTTGGTTCCGCCAGTCGCCGCTCCAGCTGATCCCAGATTGTTCTTCGGTCGTACCGCTGATACATCAGATTGACCGCCGCGTAGGCGTACACCAGGCAGTCCAGCGCCTCGTTCCGCGCTGATGGTTTCTTCACCCACTCGCGCGTTGGGAAGCCGCCGCGGTTGTAGCGCAGCACCTGCTTCTCAGCCGTCAGCTGCTCAAAGTATTCGCCCGTCGTCTTCATGTGGAAGTGCAGGAAGCCCGGCCCTGGCTCGTTGTGCTTCAGCCGCCCGAACAGCGTCGTCTTCACCGTGTCGCCACCCACCGGATACACCAGCGCGCCGCGCTTCAGCGTCTTGCCCTGGTAGTTCACATCCACCTTGCTGGCCTTGCCGATCGGTGGCTTGCCACGCTGGCTCTGGCCCTTGATCGCCACCACACCCTGGCGCCCGCGTTCCCGCGCGTACTGGTAAACCTCCGCGGTGAAGTGACCACCCGAGTCGATCGCCACCACATCAGGCCGCAGCTTGTAGCCACTCGCGTGCGGCCACTCGCGCAGCGCCACCTCGTCCAGCTGCTTCCACAGCTCCGGCCGTGACGGGTCGCCATAGATCTCCTGGTGATCCAGCAGCCAGCCTTCCTCGTCGCGGCCCCACGCCCACACGCTCACCGCCAGCCGGTTGTCCTGCACGTCCACGCCCACTGTCAGCGCCAGCCCACCCTCGGGCACCATCGCCGGCTCGTAATGCTCGCACCGCTCCAGCAGGCCGTCGGCGCTCACCTTGCTGGCGTAATCCTCCTCCCACGTCTCGCCCAGCACGGTGTTGACCCAGGTCTTCAGCCGTGGCGCATCGCCCTTGGCGCGCAGGAAATCCTCAACCACCTCCTCCCAGCTTTTCCATCCCAGCGGGCTGTACAGGCTGCTGATGTGAAACCCTGCCGTCTTGCCATCACCCGGCGCCGTTGCCCGCCACTCGCCGGCCGTCAGCATCCGCGTCTTGTTGCTTTCTGAGAACCGTTCGCAACAGGCCTCGCACTCGTAGGCCACCGTGCTCGGCTCGTTGTCCTGCCACTTCAGCTGCGGCCACTTCAACCACTGCATCGCCTCACAGCACGGGCACGGCACATAGAACCGCCGCTGGTCGCTCAGCAGATACTCCGACTCGATCCGGCTGAAGTCCTTGACCGTTGGCGTCGAGGTCATGAAGATCTTGCGCCGGCTAAACGTCGTGCTGCGCCGCTCGGCCAGCGTTACCGGGTCGCCCTCGCCGTCAACATCGCTCGGAAACGCATCCACCTCATCGAGGAAGATGTACCGGCACGGCGTTGAGCGCAGGCCCGTTGCAGAGTTGGCGCCCGTCAGGATCATCATCCCGCCAGGGAACTCCTTGCTGAACATCGTGTTGCCACTGTCGCGGCTCCTGGCCGGCGCGATCTTGTCAGCCAGTGTCGGCGTCTCGTTGATCAGCGTTTCCAGCCGCTGCTTGCTCAGCCGCTTCGCCATGTCAACCGTGGGTTGCACCATCAGCATCGGCCCCGGCGCGTGGTCGATCACATAGCCCAGCCAGTTCGCGCCACCCTCCGTCTTGCCCAGCTGCGCGCCAGCCATCAGCACCACCCGCTGCACCGGGCTGGTGGTGCTCAAGCAATCCATCACCTCGCGCAGGTACGGCGTGCGTTCCGTGCGCCACGGGCCGGGCTCCGCGCTGGCCTTGCCCGACAGCACCCGATGGCTGTCAGCCCACTGGCTCACCGTCAGGTCTGCCTCAAACCGCAGCGCTTCGCGGCATACCTCCAGCAGATCATCAATCGCTGATGGCGCCACTCAATCCCTCCAGTGCTTGCCCGATCTCCTTCAACAACATCGCGTGGATCTTGGCCTGGTCAGTCTCGGCTGCAACAATAGGCGCCACCCGGTCTGGGATCGTGCGCAAGCTGTCGCGCACCGCCATGTGCAGCTTGGCAAGCTTCATCTTTAGCTCGTTCTTGTCTACTAGCTTGGCGCTGCGCTGGTCATATTCCAGCCGCGTCAGTCTGGCCGCATAGGCCTCCCGGATCGCCCGCGACTGGGCAAAAGACGGGATCGCCGCCGCACGGTTTTGTTGTTGCAAAAGCGCCTGGTCAATTGCTGGACCTCCATCGCGACCACCACGATCCGGCGCCTTGGCTGCAGCTATTTGCCGGTCTAACTCCTGGGGATCCACTACCACCCATAGCCGGCCATCCTTGCGCAAGGCATCGCTGCTAAAACGGCCTTGCCCAGCCCACTTGCTCAGCTGAGTGTACTCGACCTTGCGATCCTCGGCGTACTTGCGGAGGTTCATTGCTTTTGCTTGATCTCGTATTTTTCCAGCATGCAGCGAAGCCCTTGCCGAAAGCCAAAAGCTGATTGGTTAGACAGCCGATTGCCAAGGAAGTGACAGTCAGCATGACTTGCTAAAAGTTGACAGATATCATCAAGCAGTTTTGCGCTCGCGTTCTTGCAACAGTTTTCTGGAGACTTGCTGTTGTGGTCGTTTGCTAGTTCCCTTGGCTCGGACTGGCCCACCTGTAAGTTCATATCGCTTTGCAGTAACCATACAGGTTAATGCAACCGCCTCCTCCCTCCCTGGTGAATCCGGTATGCCAGCTTTGTAAAGGATTTCCCCCCAGTTCATCAGTTTTTCGGCAAGCAGGACTGATGCAATAGTATAGTGCGATCATACGCAAACCACACTGATGGACGCCAGACTCAACAAAATCCGCTCCACCTACAACAGCGGTGACCACGTAACTGCCCTGAAGCTTGCGGCAAAACTCAAGCGCCCACCAGAAGCAGTTAGCAAAGCTTGGTCCGCATATCGAAATCCTGGTTTTTACGGCCAGCTCGGGCATGACGTTCCATCTTTGATTGAAGCCGGGATTCATGCTGTTTCCTCCTTGTGATTTGCTAAATCATTTTTTCTATACTTTTCATCAACAATGACAGGGCAAGCATTGTTCCATTTGATTGCGTGATGAATGCGCTTGTGCCTTGTTCCCATTGTTACAATTTTAGTGCAAGACGGAGCAACCATAATTGTATAAAAAGATTTGACATATGTGCCCATTTCTAAATACATTTCAGTCAAGCCACCTCCTTGTTTTTGTGTCATTTGCTGCCATAACCTAACCCGTGGAATTGTTACAAATAGTTGGCCACGTCTTCCACGTTCAACATACAAGTTCACGTCATCGTTTCCCATGCCTCGGATCTCTATGTCAGCGTCAGTGCGGTAAAAAAAACTGTTCATAATTTTTCTTGCAAACTTTCTTTCCTTAGCAAGTTTTACAAATCTACCTTCTGCTCCTCCAATAAAATCACCGCCTTGGGCAAAGGCAACGCAATCTGCTTTTGTATTATCTAAGAAATCCCAACATGTATTAAATACTGAATTCAATTGTTTAGTATAGAGTCGAGGCGATCTTGCATAATCTCCTTTGTTATCCGCTCCCCATCCGAAACGTGCATAATCATCATCAAGTTGTACAAAGTGAGTGATACCAAGGCTTTTTGCTAAAACAAAATTCCAATTGCGCGCGAAGATGACGGAGTTTCGCTTGCCAAAATTGTTGCAAGCATCTACTGATTTTGCAACTTCTTTTTTGTCAAATACAAATACATCTGCGCCATACTTTTTTTTGTATTCCTCAAGCATCTTGTCTTCATTGTCAACTATTAAATAAATTGGTCCGGTGTAGCCTCCAGTGCGAAGCGCCTGGTATGTTAATACATTATTTGGTCTGCCATGTGTAAGTATAAAAGCGGCTGAGCTACGCATTTTCTTCATCCTCCTGATAGTCCTGTTCATAAGCAGAATCAAGTTCATTTGAAAGCTTCGCCCATCCTTCTTCAATTGCTTTGCCAATATCAACAATTACCATTGCACTATCCTCCATTAGTTTTTGCACTTGAGCATTTGAATGTGCATAATACTCGGCAATGCTTTGAAAGTTAAATACTACATGACGGTATGCCGCTGCCCTAAGCAAGTGTTTTTCATCTTCTGTTAAATTACTTGCATCAATCTCTTTTATAAGTTTAAGTGTTTTTGCGTCATCGTAGATGCTTGCTAGCTCAGGCTTTGGCCCAGTTATCTCATAAGGCGGTATGTCAGTCTTGTTTGTATATGGATTTTCATCAATTAATCCGTTTTCATTGTTACTGTCAATGCCTTCTGGATCAATTAAATCTGCAATAAAGTCGTCATCAAAGCCTAGTAAGTCAAGGTTGAAGTCGGCCAAACTAAGTGCCATTATTTCCGCCTGCAAAAGGTCGGTGTCCCAACCAGCGTTTAAAGCCAGTTGGTTGTCAGCAATGACATAAGCCTTCCGCTGCCGCTCGCTCAGGTGATCAAGCACTACCACTGGCACCGTCTTCAGTCCCAGATCCTGCGCAGCAGTAAGACGGCCATGCCCAGCAATGATCCCGTCGCTGCTGTCAACCAAGATCGGGTTCGTGAAGCCGAATTCAACAATCGACGCTGCGATCTGCGCCACCTGCTCAACGCTGTGCGATCTTGCGTTGCGCTCGTAAGGCCTCAACCTTTCAACAGGCCACAGCTCGATGCGCTTGGCCATCGTGATCGTCAGACCCGGCTCATCATTCATGCTTATTGAGACTTGTTTGCAGTAGGGCGGTTTGAATTGTCGCACGCTAGCCAAAACGTGCGGTTTTCGATTACC